TGAATTCTTGGCTTTCCGTGATATTCAACGCTTTAGCTACACAAGCTGGGCCTGTGCCACGACTGTGCTCTATTCCAAGCCAGACAATGCAGCGCTGCAAACCGCCATTGACATGATTGTGGCTAATTGCATTCAGCAATATTATGGCATCACGCCATTGTGCCCCACTGGTCCCACGCTTTTAGGCAAGGCGCTTGCTGCGAATGGAAGCCAAGCTAATTTCATCTACGGCGACTATCTTGAACTGACGCCAACGCACGGCCAGAAGAACCGGGCGTTCGTGCTTCCTGATGGCACGATCATGGCCTGGAGCAAGCCTGCAGGAGGCGGCGATCTCACTGGTCTTGGTGCTAAGGGCGTGAACAATTACAACGAGCTATGGGCTGCGAGGAAAGTCTATGCAACCGTCTGACTGCACCATTTATGCCGTGTGCATTCCAGGTGAGAAAGTGAGGTATGAGGCCCGCTCTCGCATCGTTCCCATTATGGGAGGAGCGTATGCCCTGTCTAGCGAGGAGCGTGAAACGCTCCGTGCGCAAGGTTATGTGTTTGACGATGAGAATGCTTCTCTTTCCACTCGCAATAGTCGATGGGGAGAATTGTCCTGTATTTCTTGGATGATTCTTAATGCAAACGAAAAGAACATTGGCAATGCGCAATACAGGCGCAATTGGCTGGAGCCAAATGATCAATGGTACGACGAAAATACCTTGTACTTTCCAGAGCCTGCATTGTTTAATTGCACACTTGAGCAGCAGTTCTATGGTGGACATTCCGCTTTTGACGCCCCTGCGATCACCAGGGAAATTGCGGATTCAGGAAGCTGGATCTTTTCAAGACAAGAAATTGATGCCATTTGGAAGCAGAATAGCTTTATTGGCTGCAACATGGCAAGAGGAAGCAATATTCAATACAAGCAATTTATGAGCGCACTATTCGTTGCATTGGCTCCTATTTGGCACAAGCACGAGGAGCAGTTTCTTCGCATTGGAGGTTATGACAAGCGGGCATTGGCTTTTATTGCCGAACGCCTCATTACTGGCATGGTTTTGTATCGCGACAAACTTTTTCCTGGTATGAATATTGCTACTGCTCCTATAGGATTCATCCATTGATTATGCTTAAGAAAAGCATTTAGGCCATGACCAAGAAAGAAAAGCAGGCAAAAATTGCCAAGGTAATGCGCGAATTCAAGGGCGGCAAGCTTAAGAGTAGCAGTGGCGAGCCAGTAAAGAGCCCGAAGCAAGCGCTGGCAATTGCCCTGTCGGAAGCCGGCATGTCGCGCAAGCCCAAGAAGGATATGAGCAACGAATACTATATGGGCTTCTTCAAGGAGCTTGCCGGAGAAGAAGAGGAAGAAGAAGAAATGGATGGGGGCTGCGGAAAAAAGCACTGAGGGGAGACGCTGAAAGCTTCTCCCCTCCTGCTGCCGTAAGGAGCGCTGCTCGTCGTGGCTTAGAGCTGCGCAAGAAGCACGGTAAAGGTGGCTTAACGACGCAGGAGGCGGGAAAGCAAGGCATTGGTAGTGGCGTGGCAAGAGCTGGCGATCTTGCTGGCGGCAGCAAAATCAGTTATGCCACTATCAAGCGCATGTCTGCATTCTTTTCTCGCCACGAAAAGAACAAAAGTGGTGGAGAAAATGATGCTGGATATATCGCTTGGCTTTTATGGGGAGGCGACGCCGGGAGGGCATGGGCAAATCGCATCATTAAAATGGTAGAAAGTCGAAACAAAGATCAATGAGCGAATACGTGCGCGTTATCGAGCAGGAGGATGAAGGCATTGGTCTAATGCAGGCTTTGTCCATTCTTTCCGCCAACGAACATCGCAACACTTCACGCTGGGAGCTTGTTGAAAAGCAATGCTTCAAGAATGGCCGTCTCGACGAAACTCACATCTATGTGATGAGTGTTTACGACAAGCCTGATCCTCATTTTGATCCAACCAAATTCCTTACTTTTGAAATTGAGGCAATGGCCAAGTCATATATTATGGAAGGCATTGAGGACCAGTTACGCGACCTTCGCGGTGACGACGACGACGAAGAGGACTAATCACGCTTTGCATTAAGAATGAATGATGGGTAGCCCATCAGCCACAACACGCTAATTCCATAGAGTCCACTGAGAGTGCGAATTTGCACGCAGTCAGGAGCAAGCTCAGCGCGTTCCATTCGAGAATAAGAACTCTGACTTGTATGCAAAGCTTCTGCTACGTTCTTCTGCGAAAGTCCGCTGTTAAGGCGGGCTTCTTTAATGCGAGAAGCAATGAGAAGACGAGCTTGCTGATGGGGCATTTTAAGCACATCGGCATTGCTCTTCTTGAGGAACATCATTTTCTAGTCAGTTCTGAATAGTTGTTTTTATAATAAACTAAGTTTATTAGTAAAGTGAGTATATGAGCACCGCATCTTGTCGCTACGATTTCTCTCCTATTGAGAAATATGAGGTGACGCCTGAAGGCTACCTTCGGGCTTGGGCCTCTATTGCTCGCACTGGTATTCAGCTCTACACAGATGCTGATGGTTCAGTGCGTCGTGAATACAGGCCTGAAATAGAGGTGGCGTCTCCCGATAGTCTTGCTTCCTTTGCGGGCAAGGCAATCACTTCGGAGCATCCTCCCGTCCTTCTCGATGCCGAAAATACTAAAGACTACCAAGTAGGATTTAGCGGCACTGAAGTGGTATACGATAATGGTTTTGTCAAGGCCGTAATGACAATTACGGACCGAGACACCATTGAACGTATCATGCGCGGCGACGCTCGTGAGGTAAGCGCTGGCTATAGGGTTAATTATGATCCTACGCCTGGCGTTACTGATAGCGGTGAGCATTACGATGGCATCCAAAAGGAAATCCTTGGTAATCACATCGCCGTTGTTCGTCGGGGCCGCGCTGGCCCGCAAGTGAAGCTTCATCTTGATCGTCAAGATGCTGCTGATCCTTCCCTACTTTCCATTGAGGAAAATACAACTATGAGCGCGAAAGTCGTTTTCGACGGCGCCGAGTTTGAAGTGACGGAGAGCGTTGCTCTTGCGATCACTAAAGAACGCGAAGACGCCAAAATGTCCTACGAGGACATGAAGAAAAAGTACGACGCCATGATGTCTGAAGCTTCCAAAATGAAGGAAGAAATGGACGCCATGGAAAAGGAAATGAAGGGCAAGTGCGATTCTGCTGAGGGTCGTGCTGATGCTCTGGCAGAACAAGTTGAAGAACTGACTGCTGAACTGGCTGCCGCCAAGGAAATCAATCTTGATTCCATGGTGGAAGAGCGTGTGGCTCTCATCGAGAAGGCTAAGCCTGTTCTTGATGCTGCTTATGCTTTCGCTGGCAAAACTGCCCGTGAAGTGATGGTTGATTCCATCAAAGCAGTACGTGGCGACGAGCTTGATCTTTCTGAGAAGAGCGACGACTACGTACAGGCAATGTTTGACACCCTTTCTGAGGGTCGCAAAGATTCTGCCACTACTGACGAGCTGCGTAAAGCCGTAGCTTCCATTGCTTCTCCCGTTTCTGCACCTTCGTCCTATATGGACATGCTGCAGAATGCTTGGAAGAAGCCCCTTTCCATCTCCAAGGAGGCTAAGTAATTATGGCCGTAACTTTCTCTGCTTCGGGCACCGCCTCCGCTGGTGGCGTGCAGCAGGCTTATAGCCTGCAGCACAATGCACTGCTGGAAGGTCAACTGTCTGACATCCGCGACAACACCATCGGCACCTATGTCAATGAGACGGGCGCTGTTGTGCCTTTTGGTAACCTGGCTGTGTACAACACCGCCGGCACTATTGCCAATTCTGCTACCACCATTTCTGGCGCTTCTGATACCGTGCTGGGCGTTAATGTCCTCACCTACGTCGATGAAACCGCCCTGGACGCAAACAATCGTCCTGGCGTGAAGAACCAGCAAGCCATGAACGTGGCTAACGAAGGTGCAGTTGCCGTTTACGTGACTGGCGCCGTTACTCCCGCATCTCCCGTGCGTGTGCTGTATTCCGCTAGCGGCACTGGCAAGGCTGGTCAGTTCTCCCATGCTTTTGCATCGGGCAAAACTGTTCGCCTCGCTAACGCTCGTTTCCTCACCTCCACTACTGGCAGCGGTCTCGCTGTTCTGGAGCTGAATGGTCCGAGCTTCACCCTCTCTGCTGATTCTTGATAGGAGGCTCTTAAAAATGTCTGAATTCCGTATGGATG